CCTCCTTCATTCGCTGATTTCTTAATCGGTCACATCGCTGCTAAAGTAGCACAGAAGACTGAAGAAAACATTTGGCAAGGTGCAACTGCTAACGCAGGTGAGTTTGACGGCTTTACTGCTTTGTTAGCTGCTGATGCAACTGTAATTGATGTAGTAGGTACTACAGTTACTGCTGCAAATGTAATTGACGAGTTGGGTAAAGTAGTTGATGCTATCCCAACTTCAGTTTACGGAAAAGAAGACCTTTACATCTATGTATCTCAATCTATCGCTCGTGCTTATGTTCGTGCATTAGGTGGATTCGGTGCTTCTGGTCTTGGTGCTAATGGTGTAAACAACGCTGGTACTACTTGGTTCAATGGTGGTGACCTTGCTTTTGATGGTGTTAAATTGTTCGTATGTTCTGGTATGCCAGACGACAATATGGTAGCAGCACAGAAGTCTAACTTGTTCTTCGGTACAGGTTTGTTGAGCGACCACAACGAGGTTAAGCTAATTGATATGGCTGACCTTGATGGTTCACAAAATGTTCGCATCGTGATGCGTTTCACCTCTGCGGTGCAGCACGGAATCGGGGCGGATATCGTTTACTACTCATAAGAGTTAGTTTAGTTAATAATTAAAGGGGCAGGTAGGCATATGCTTGTCTGCCCTTTTTTATAAAAAAAAATAAAAGAAATTATGGCTTGTGATTTAACAAAAGGTCGTGCGCTCCCTTGCCGTGAGTCTGTAGGTGGTATTAAAGCCGTTTACTTTGTAGACTTCGGTGACTTGGGTACGATTTCTCTTACTTCAGATGAGGTAACAGATATGACAGGAACATTCTCTGCTTACAAGTATGTGTTGAAAGGCACATCTTCAGTAGAGCAAACAATCAACGCTTCTCGTGAGAACGGAACAGTATTCTTTGACCAAGCGGTTAACCTTACTTTGCCTCAATTGAGCAAGGAAGATAACAACGAGTTGAAGTTAATGGCTTACGGAAGACCTCACATCGTTGTAGAGGACTACAATGGTAACGCTTACTTGGTAGGTCGTGAACACGGAGCAGATGTAACAGGTGGTACTATTGCCTCTGGTGCTGCTATGGGAGATATGAGTGGTTACACTCTTACCTTCAACGCTATGGAGCGTACTGCTGCAAACTTCATTAACGGAGCAACAGATGGTAACCCATTTGCAGGAATGAGTTCTGCAACTGATACTATTGTACTTTCATAATAAAGTAGTATATTTGTTCTGCACTTGGTGCGGATAATAGGTGTTTTGGTTAGGGTAGTCTTCGGGCTACCCTTTCTTTTTGATAACACTTTACCTCTCTTGTGGTTAACCTATTATGCATATAGTAACTACAACAGACAAGAAGATATACTTTGTTCCCAGAGCGTTTGATTTAAGCGTGTCGGTAGTTATTACTGATGAGGAGACAAATGTATCTGCTACGGAGTCTTTAACGGCTACGAAGGAGGCGAACTACCTCCATATCACACCTACTTATACATTCGTAGAGGGTAGGTACTACACAATAAGAATTACAGGAACAAACGAGATATACAGAGGTAAGGTCTATTGTACTAATCAGACTAACCTTGAGAAGTTCAGTGTCAATAGTGGTGAGTTCACCTACTACGAGGATACTGATAATGATAATCAATACATTTACCGATGAGCAATATACGCATCGTAAACCTCGCATCGCATACTACCCCTGCGGTTGTAGAAGACAATCGTAAGCAATGGGTAGCCTATGGTGAGGATAACAACTACTTCCAATTTCTTATAGACAGGTACAATGGGAGTGCTACCAACAATGCCATTATAAATGGTATGACCGAGCTTATCTACGGAAAGGGTTTGTATGCTACCGATGCATCACGAAAGCCTGATGAGTACGCTATGATGAAGAGTCTCTTCTCTCGTACTTGTATGCGTAAGATAACCTTTGATTTAAAAGCTATGGGTCAAGCGGCTATGCAAGTTATCTACAACAAGGACAAAACAAAGATTGTCCAAGTAGAGCATATGCCTATTGAGACTCTCCGTATGGAGAAGATGAATGACGATGGTGAGGTTACAGGATACTACTACTCTAAAGATTGGACAAAGATTCGCAAGAAAGGTTTTGAGCCTATTAGAATACCTGCTTTTGGTTATGGAGAGAAAGGTGAGGGTTTAGAGATTTATTGTATTAAGCCTTATCGTAGTGGATTTTACTACTACTCACCAGTAGACTATCAAGGTGGTTTACCTTATGCAGAGTTGGAAGAGGAGGTAGCTAACTACCACATCAATAACATTAAGAACGGACTTTCACCAAGTATGTTGATTAACTTCAACAACGGCGTACCTACTGAAGAGGAGCGTGAGCTTATAGAGAGACGAATCATACAGAAGTTTAGTGGTTCATCTAACTCTGGTAAGTTTATCTTGGCGTTTAACGACAACAAGGAGATGGCTGCAAGTATTGAGCCTGTTCAGTTGAGTGATGCGAGTGAGCAATATCAGTTTTTAGCCGACGAGAGTATGCGTAAGTTGATGGTAGCCCATAGGGTTACTTCACCTATGTTGATGGGTATTAAGGACAATACAGGATTGGGTAACAATGCTGACGAGTTGAAGACGGCAAGTTTGCTATTCCACAACACGGTTGTTAGACCTATCCAAGAAATGATTCTTGATGCTATTGATGACATCCTTGCGGTGAATGGTGCTTCATTGAATGTCTACTTCAAGACACTACAACCTTTGGAGCTTCAAGCGGATATTACAGAGGAAGAGAAAGAAGAATTAAGCAAAGTAGAGTTGGGGGACGATAGCCGCCCTTTTCTTGATGACGAGTTAGCCCACGAGATGTTAGATGCATTGGCTGACTTGGGTGAGGAAGAGCCAGAGGGCTATGAACTCATTGATGCAGAAGAAGTAGGAGATGAAGAGCCAGAAGACTTTGATGTTGAAAGCTATTTAAACGGGCTTGTAAGCCTTTCTGCTACTCAAGATAGCAATCAAGACACCGAACTCTATAAAGTGCGTTACAAGTATTCTAAAGGCACTTCAAAGACACCTATGGGTCAAAGCAGAACTTTCTGTAAGACTATGATGTCTAAAAAGATGTTATACCGTAAGGAAGACATTGGACAGATGAGTGCAAGAGGTGTCAATAAATCATTTGGACACAAGGGTAGAAACTACTCACTATTTAAGTACAAGGGTGGTGTAAACTGCTACCATAGATGGGAGCGTAGAATCTACAAGAAGAAGTTAAAGAAAGACGGAACTGAATGGGGTGGTAACGCTCTACAGGGGACAAAGTTTGTGAATGTAAACCAAGCGGTAAGAGAAGGATTTAAGATGCCAAAGAACCCTAAAGAGGTGGCTAAAGCTCCTATTGATATGCCGAGACAAGGGCATCACCCTAATTACGGAAAATAATGGCAAAGGTATTATTTATAAAGAGAGACGATTTAGTACGCAATAGCGTATTGTCTGGCAACATTGATTCGGACAAGTTTCTTCAATTCATAGAGATTTCTCAAGAAATCCATTTGCAGAACTATCTTGGCACAAAGCTCTACGATAAGTTACGCAATGACATAATCAATGCTACATTGACTCCTGCTTACGAGACTTTGTTAGATGACTATATTCAGCCTATGTTGATTCATTGGGCTATGGTAGAATACCTACCTCACGCAGCTTATACTATTGGCAATGGTGGTGCTTACAAGCACACGGCAGAGAACAGTATAGCTATGGAGAAAGAGGAGGTAGACTTCTTAACGAACAAGCATAGAGATATTGCTGAACACTACACTCGTAGGTTTATTGACTTTATGTCTTTCAACCAGAACACATACCCAGAATACTATACAAACAACAACGATGACATATCACCAGACAAAGATGCAGTCTTCAACGGTTGGAACTTGTAGGAAACGCTACAAGGTCAAAGAGGTTAACCTAAAGAGACTTGAAAAGCTTGTAAAAAAATTAGAGAATGAGTAATTGGGGAAGCATATACGGAAGCACTTGGTGGGGTTCACAGAACGCTATCAACTTCAATGAGATTAGCTACTACATCTATGCGGTAGATGAGTTAAAGACACGAGCATTAGCCGATGGTGCTATTATGGAGGGCTTTGGTTGTGCGAGTGAGTCTATCCGTACAATGGGTGAGAGGGATTCAGCAGATGTTATATTCTTGACCTACGACAAGCGAGT